TATTTTATATATATCTTCTAACTGATAACGATAATCATTATCATAAATTTGCTTAAAAGTAAATATATATTTTATATATATCTTCTAACTGATAACGATAATCATTATCAATTGCTATCCCTATATGACTATATAATTATATAAATATATTACTATATAAGCATATAATTATATAAATATATTACTATATGACTATTATGACTATATAAGCATATAATTATATAAATATATTACTATATAAGCATATAATTATATAATTATATCATAATATTACTATATAAGTATATTATGATATTATCATGCAACCCCCAGTAGGCACCAGTACTGCCTAAGCCGTTTTCATATATAAGCCTCTAAGTAACTTGTATGTAAAGTAAGAAGTATAATAAATTTAATAAGCCTCTAAGTAACTTGTATGTAAAGTAAGAAGTATAATAAATTTAATAGGCCTCTACGTAACTTGTATGTAAAGTAAGAAGTATAATAAATTTAATATACTTATAAGCGAGTAGCATATGAAAACTTATATATTTAATTTTCTAAAAGTATAATAAATTTATTAACACACTTTCTGCATACACAAAATTGCTCTTTATTTTCATATACTTAGCAATCCCACATACATAACAGCTTATTCTATTTATACACTATATACATAAGTTATCAAAATGCCAGTCCATCTACAACCTCATAATCGCCTTCAGGGTCATCAGTTGCCGGCTTATCGTAATCCTCTTCATTAGCTAAGCCACTAAGCGCCATACCACGTACACAGTCAGCACCATGACTCCAGTTGTCATGTAACGGTTTAGCTTTCCACGTGCCATGCTTGTCATCCCACTCTTTTGAATAGTTCTGAAAGCAACCGTTTATGTACGTGCACTTCTCATCTATGAAGAGCTTTGGAATCATAGCACGTACACGTTCAATGCCATCAATTATTGGTAAGCGAGGCAATACACGTATGTTAGTTACGCCTAGCTCTCGTAGTCTAGCTAGTCTGCTCTTGCCTGTACCTAGTTCAGTGACACGAATGTCATGGGGACAGATAACAACATCTATAGTATATGGTGAGTCTTGCATATGCTTGACATAGAACTCTAAGCCTTCGCCAGTATTCATATACTCGTCAATGATACGCCACTCGCCTCGCCACACTTGGAAGTATACTAGCACGAACATGTCATTGACACCCAAATCCATAGCAACATGTACAGGTAGGTTCTTATCATATAAGTTAGGTCGGTGGTTACCTTTAGCTATTACATGTGTCTGGTATAATGTGCCGTAGTAAGACCCATCATTTACTTTAGTAAACGCTTCTTCTGCTGTACCTGGGTACTCTTGGTATATAGCGTCACCTAGTTCCCTGTATTGAGCAATCCAGAAGTTGCGTTGTTCTTGAGTTAGTACCTTACCAGTCTTAGCACCTAGTTCTGTAAAGTACTGTTCTTGTGTTAAACTAGCTTCTTCATAAGTCTCAGATACACAGTCAGGGTCATTTAACCAAGATAGAAACACTGGCTTAAAGTCTTTACCAGCAAAAGCAGGCAAACCTAAGCGTTGTACCTTTTTCTCAGCTGCAATCGCTTGGTTCCACATCTGCTTAAAATCATTGTCGCCTTCAGCAGTTGATTCGATAACTACAGTATTACCTGGTCTAATTGCTTGTAACGTACCAGTCTTGGTTTCTTTAGCTCTTTCAGGAGTAGCTTTAGCAATCTTACCGTACTCTGAAATATGTAAGCGTTGTAGTGTTGCTGAACGGAATGACGTACGAATAAAGAGTGTAGCACCATTAGAGAACCCTACTTCTTCAGTGTTATCTCGCTGTAGTCGCATGCTAAGAAAGTTCTTTATGCTGTCATCAAACTCATCCCAAGCTAGCTTAGTTCTCTTCAAGAGCGTACTAGCTTCTGACTTACCTTGTGCCATAAGCCCAACGTTAATATCAGTCATTACCATAGCATCGTCTAGAAAGCTAATAAGCCAGAAAGTAGAAATACCTTGCTGACGACTCTTAAGAATAATCAGTCTTGGGTGTTGTAGCGATGCTGCATATACGACGTGTTGTGCGTAGTTCATACGAAAGCGTATACGGTTACCGTCTTTGTCTACAATAGTGTATAGATTATTTAAACGCCATAGCTTAGATGCTAGATAATGAGTTACAAAGTCTTCATCTGAAGTTGCCTCACGTTTAAAGACACTTATGTCTACTGCTGTGCCATAAATTTCTTTGAACTGCTGAGGCGAGATTGCTAAATTCCACATCATGACTTGAGCTGCTCCCTGAAGCTAGACAACAAGCTGCCGCCCTCACTGTTAAGCGTATTTACCTGTATGTTAGTTGTGGGCTTGTTAAAGAAGGCCTGTTGCATACTAGTTAGAGCAGCTGTTAAACTCGCCAAGTCTTTAGCTGTTAGCTCAGAGTCTTCAGCAAGCACGGCAATACGACTAACTAGTGTACCAGCAGTACCTTGCACTTCTTCTTGAAGCAACTGTAAGCCTTTAACTCCGCCTTTGAAGGACTCTAGCTTAGCATCTAAGGCGTCTTGTACCGCGGTGTCTTTTACAACAACAATCTTGCCATCTACAATGTCCATCTGAGGCCCTACAATCTCTTCTGAGACCTCTTCGGCCACATGTTTAGTCACTTCATCAATAACCATCTGGTCAACGTCCAGAAGGTCCACAACGGTCTCTTCTTCGTCCAGTTTATTGTATTCAGTTTCCCACTTCTTTAGCTTACGTACAGGGACTTCTAGCGAGTCGCTGATTGCTTCGTATTCTAGCTTATCACCTAAGGCTTCTGCAGTTTTTAAGAAGCCAAAAAACTTTAGCTTTGCAGTACCGTCACTCATGTGTTCTTCGCGTGTTTAGCTAGAGCTTCAAGTACTACGTGACTAAACGATTTACCGGTACGTTTACAGTCATCCTTTATCTTCTCTACTAGCTTTACTTTTTTAGCTTCATTGTCTGATACTGAAAAGCTATATATCTTTTGTGCCATGGTATTACCTCTCGTTAAATTTAAGCATATTATATATAGCTTTTTCTAAATGTACAGCCTTTTATTTATTAAGTTTATTATGCTTAACCGCTATCTATTATATAGGTCCATAAACTAAGAATATAATAAATATATTAAGTGTGTACTTTTAGTTAAGCTTTGTTATAATTTGAAGAATTAAATTTAAGGAGAAGTTATGAGCCCTCAGAATACTGAAGCTCGTAGCAACGCCGATGCTGGTAACAGCAACGCTAATGCTACTGAGCAAACATTTGAACAAAAGGTAAGCGCAGTAGTAAAGCAGATGAAACAGTCTGACGAAGGAGTTTGGGAGTTACCAGACGATGTTAAGGCTGATGAGTCAGTGAAGTTTGCAGCAACGTTGGAGAAACGCCGTCGGGACACTGAGAGTGCCCTTGGTAAAACCCGGCAGCAGCTGAAAACTGAAGAAGCGCTACGCGAGACACTTGAAAAGCGAGCTGCCGAACAAGTACAAATGCAATTAACGCCTGCAGAAGCTGAAGAGCTAGACACTTTAAAATATGATGACCCAGAAGCATGGCGTAAACGTGTAAATGAACTTGAACGGAAGGCAACAGATTCGTTCCAAGAAGAGTTGAGCAATACCCGTTCTACAGTTTCCCAGCAGGCAGAAATCGAACGTCGCACACAAGTACTTAAGACGTTTAATGAGTCGCATTCCGATGCGCCTATAACTGATGAAGTACTTGTTAACGATATTCCTCCGAGGATTAGTAAGAAACTTGAAGATGGTAAAATTACTTTTGAAGAGTTTCTACAAGAGTCTTATAAGTTTTTGGTTGCACCTAAAACTACTAAGACTGAAGAAGTCAAGAGTCAACCTAACTTAGGCGACATTGGCGGTAATGATTCACCTACTGATGAAGCTCTTGCTTTACAGGACGTGACTGATTACAAAAATATTGTATTTTAATTAGGAGTTAAATATGCCTACTGGTGTAGTTTCATTAACCTCCGACCTGGCACGTAAAAAGTGGATGCGTGAGGGCTTGTTGCAAAAAGCATCAANCTCATTCTGGTCGGCTTATACTGGCATGACAAAAGATTCTGTCGTGTTCCAGTCCAACAACGAAAGCGCCGCTGAAGGCCATACTGTTGTATTTGATTTTGATGGTAACCTTTCTGGTAAAGCTATCAAGGGTAAAACACAAGCGTATGGTAAAGGCGAGCAAAAGCGCAAATTCTCAGACAAAATCACTGTTGAACGTTATCGTTTGGTAGTTGATAATGGTGACAAATTTGACGCTGTAAACATCGGTGACTTGAATGTATCTCAGCATGAAGACTCTCGTAGTAAACTTGCTGACTTGTTCATTCGTTTTAAAGACCAAGCTGTATTCGATACGGCTCAAGGCTTCAAAGACGGTGTTGCACCAACTCACTCAATTCAGATTGATGCTTCTGTTAACCCCTTAGCTTATTCTGATTTGGTGAACATTGAAAAAACTCTACGCACTGGCGTAGGTTATATGACAGGTACATTTGGTTCAGCTACTCCAGCTAAGCAACGTGCACCATTGCAGCCTTACCGCTTGCAAGACGGCCGTTCAATCTGGATTATGGTAATTGACCCATTTACTGCTGCTAATATCAAAGGTAACTTAGCTGCTGGTGGTATTATGTCACTGGCAACAACTGCTGATTTACGTGGTAGCGATAACCGCGTATTCCGTGGCTTGCTTGGTCAGATTGGTCAGTTAGTATTGGTTGAAGCTGAAGCTTTCTTCGGTCAAACTACTGCTGCTACTCTTGACGGTTCTAACATTGAAATTGCTGGCTTGCGTCAGTATGATGGTGTTAACGCTGCTTGGTCTGGTGAAGCTGCTTTTGCTAACGCAACATTCTCACGTAACCTTATTCTAGGTGCGGGTGCTATGCAAATGGCGTTTGGTAAACAGCCTGACTATAAATTCCAAGAGTCTTCTGACTTTGGTATTAAGTCTGAATCAGCTGTAGAGTTCTGGATGGACTCTAAGAAAACTAACCTGCTTGTTGAAAGTGGTGGCGATTATGCTGCAGCTGCACGTGCAGGGCTCGACTATGGCGTTATTGCTGTAGACGTTAAATTGGTATAAGGAGGCTAAGAAATGGGTGATTTAACTCGCACTGGCCTAAACAACCAGAAACGTGAAACTTCTGTTGCTGTTGCACAAGTATTGGCAGCAGATATTGCTACCGCGGCTATTGCTGCAGATGCAAAAACCGGCCAGGTTGCTGTAGCCGCTAATACAGCATTGGTAGCAATGTTGCCAGCACGTTCACTAGTGACTAACGTCCGTGTAAACGTACTAGCTGCTTCGTTGGTAGCTACAGAAACTGTTGACGTTGCTGTCAATGGCACAGTAGTTGGTAATGAAATGGTAGTAGGCGCAACAGGTATTGCTGTAGGTACTGTTACTCCAGCATACTTTGCTACAGGTGGCGAAATCACAATCGTACCTGGCGCAGTTCCACCAACTGGTACTACTATGTCTATCGAAGTAATTGTAGAGTTCATTGAACTTGATGTTACTGAAGGTACATATTTAGGCTAATAAGGGAGGCCCTCTTCGGAGGGTCTTTTCTTTAGGAGTAATTGAATGGCAACTCGGTTAGAAGAAATACTGATACGCGCTCGCGACACTTTATCTGACCCTAATGCGGAACGTTGGACAGACGCTCGTCTAATTCGCCTAGCTGATGACGCCCAAAAATCAATTGCTGTTTTTGCAGGACTTCTTAGAAGCAAAGTTGAAGTTAATCTAGTTATGTCTCAAACACTATATACATTGCCAACTGATGCGCATCGTATTATACGTGTTACTAATGAGGCTAATCAAGTAATACCTCTTGTATCTCATGATTACGCAGACCAACACTTTGGCCTTAACTGGGAGCAACATACAGGTAGCCCTGCAAAAGCAATAATTTTTGACAAACTAAACGGCGGTACGTTTAAAGTATATCCGAGTCCTACTACAACCACACAGCTTGTAGGTACTCCACCTAATCAAGTATATGGTGTGGTATCAAGTGGAGTTGCTCAAGCTCAAGGACTTAGTAGCCCTTTTGGTATTGCAACAGGTTTCGAAGTCGTATCAACCACGTTTTTGACTGTTGATTATTTAGCTAACCCTACACCGTTAGTAGCAGCTACTGACTTACTTCAGTTTAATGAAGCATTTGATAGAGCTATGAAATTCTATATCACTGGCATGGCCCTTCGTGATGATAAAGATGTCCAGAATCGCCAGATTGGTAATGAAGAGTTAGTATTATACCAAGCAGAACTACGACAAGCAATAAGTGATGGTATGCTTGATGCTACCGCGGCGGGCACAAATTATGGCGTATCTTACGAGAAGGTGATTTAATGACTATTACTATTCAAAAACAGCTAGCTGGCGTAGAAGATATACTATTTGGCCAAGGCCAAGTTAACCAAGACAGAGGTGGTACTAGCTACCCTATTACTAAGTTGAATGCTAGTAATCTTCCTTACTCAGGTGATGTTGACACTAGTAATTTTGTATCGCTATATGATAAAGTTACTCAATTGTCAACAGCAGCTACTACAAGTATATCGAATACTACTGCAGGAACTGCTAGCAGTCAGCAGCTACAAGTTGACACTGCTGCATTAAGAAGTGTCGTGTTTGACATTGTAGGTGCATACATCAATGAAGTGACAGCAGCCTTATCACCGTTAGCTAAGTTAAGTGGCTTTGGTGTTTCATTCGGTACAGCCGATGGGACAGTGGTATCGACTACAGGAGGCTTTGGCTACGACTTCGGAAACTTCTTTGGCACATACTCTACAAATGTTTCAGCAACACCAATTACTGTTACACCAGTTAATCGTGGTGCAGCAGCAGCATACTACTTTGCACAAGTATAGGAGAAGATAAATGGCATCAGGAATTTTAGGGCAAGCAGACTTAGCTGTAGCAGATACAGCAGTCTATACAGTGCCCACAAG